CGTAACAACAACCACACCGTCACGCTCACCGATGGTGCCCGCTGGACTGAAAGCACAGCCAAACCTGTTGAGGATCTGGAAGCGTGGATGGATCGCCTGGATGCACCGTGCACGCACATCATCATGGGCCGTGGCGCCTTCCGCAAATTTGCATCCAGCGAGCAGGGTGCCAAGCTGATCGAAAGCCGTCGCGGCTCTGAGACAGTGCTGGAGTTGGCGCCATCTCAGATGCAAGCCACTTTCCGCGGGCGCTTCGGTGCCGCAGGTCCTGAGATCTGGACCTATACCGGTTGGTATGTCGATGACGCCGGCGCCAAAAAGATGTTCGTGGAAGACAACCAGGTGATTGCGGTTTGTGCAGGGGCGCCGGGTGTACAGGCACATGGCGCCATTCTGGACAAAGACGCTGGCTATGCACCGCTTGAGATGTTCCCGAAGGTGTTCGGCGAGAACGATCCGTCTGTGGAATATGTACTGACTCAGTCTGCACCGCTGGTGGTGTTGCCGCTGATCAACAGTACGCTCTGCGCGAACGTCTACACGATTTAATCCCGTAGTGCTCCCGGTTTCCGGGGGCACTTTTCCTGCTGTTAAAACCACTGAAACATCTGAATCGGAGGCTATCGTGGCCAAAAAGAAATATGAATTTATCTGCTACGCAGAATCACGCGATGCACAAGGCGTGCTCAAGACACACAACGCAGGCGATCAGATCATGCTGGATGCTGACGAAGCCAAACGCTTTGCTGGTGTGATCAAACCCGTTGGCAAAGCCACCAAGCCATCCGACGCTGAAGGCGCCGGTGAGGGTGAAGGCGCTGGCGACTCAGGTGACGATGAGTAATGCACGCCGATCTTGCGCAGGCCGCTCGCGATGCGATTGACGCTCAGGGCGGCCCGTGTACCTACCAGTGCGGAAACGTCACAGCCTCCATCACGGCTGTGATTCGGCAAGGGGTTCAGATTGAAAACGAAATCGGGCAGGCGACACGAGTCAACACCGTTCGTGCGATGGTCCAGGACACTGCCAACCTCAAGAAAGGTGCCACGTTTCAGGATCTGGAATCCGGCATTACCTACGGATACATGACAACTCTGCTGGATAACGGCATCACTCGGTTGATGCAGGTGAGTGTGATGAATGCTGAGGTATAAAGTCGATAAGCTTGAGCAACTATTAAAACGACTTGATCACAGAGTTGTTCAGAAAGCACTTGAGAGGGCGACTGATCGAACTGCCAAAAAGCTGGCTACTGAAGTCAGCAATCGAGTTCGCGCACGTTACAACATCAGCAAGAAAGATTTTGATGCAAGGATGACGGTCCGTAAGTCGGTTAAAGGTGATCTTGCATCAGAGGTTCGAATCACCGGCCAGCCGATTGGCATAATCAACTTCGCGTCCCAGACCAGAAAGGTAACTCTTGCCAGAAAAGCAAAAAAGGGCAAAGGCAGGCCATGGGGCAGATTCCGTACAGGTGCCTCGGTAAAGGTTCTTAAAGTTGGTGGTCGTAAACCAATCACCAGTAAATCTGCATTTATTGCCAAAGGCTTGAATGGGAACGAGCACATTTGGTACCGGGATCCGACTGGGAAAAGAACACGTTCGGGCAAAGTAAAACTGCATCCTATGAAAATGCTTTCTGCGCCTGACATGGCTAAGGTTGTTGAAAAGGACATGGCTGCCGATTATCAGTTTTTCATTTCGAGCAACCTGAATCAAGAGTTTGATCATCAGCTTAAATATTTGCTCGGGGAGATTCGCAAAAAATGATCTCCGACATCCAGTCAAGGCTCGAAGAAATTGAGGACCTGAAGTCCGTCCAGCTCGCCGATGATCTGGAAGAGAACCTGATTCAGGAACTGTCGCTGGACAACACCAAAATGCCTGCAGCACTACTGTACTTCGGCGCGACAAAGCATCAGCCCAACGAAACGAAAATGTACGTCCGGCAGCAGACTCTGAAGTCTGTGGTGGTGCTGTTGTATTGCCCGGTGGCCGATCTGGACGCACTTGAAGATGCTGTCGTCAGAACCGTTTTGGGCTACTGCCACACTCCTGGACACACCGGCATGGAGGCAGCGGGTGCCGTTACTGCCCTGGTAGTTGGTCCGGTGTGTATCCGCCGCATTGAATTCACAACCCGCTATTTAATCTCTCAACAATAGGAGAAAGATCATGCCCAGAAGTGGTGGCAGCTACATCATCAAAGACGGTGAACGAATACCGGTCAGCCGCACAAAGCCAGCCGGATCTCCGCTGGAAGCGAAGGATGTGCCGAACATCTCCACAGACAAATCCTCAAAGCCCAAAGCGCCAGGTAAATCTGACCTCAAAGCTGAGTAGTTTCAAACCTCTTTCATCCACCGATCTACCCCGATCAGGAGTAAAACATGGACTCGAATCTGAAGGCGGTGTACGCCGAAATTGAAGACGTTGAAGGCACGCCGGAGACGTTAACCACGCCGATACTGTGCCGCGTGACAAACTTTGCGACACGCCAGGGCACATTGAAAGAGCGCAACAATGTGCAGGCGCACTATGGTGCGCAGAAGTCGTTGTACATGGGCACGTACTCCGCGATCACGTTGGAGTTTGATGTTGTAGGCAGCGGCACCGCTGGCACTGCCCCGCCGTGGGCTGCTCTGGCTCGCATGTGTGGCCGTGCGATGGACATCGTTGCCACCACCTCAGTTACCTTTGCACTGGCCTCAACGGGTCATGAAGCGGGCACCATCGGCTTTCACATGGATGGCGAGCTGCATGTCATGACAGGCTGTCGCGGTTCAATGACAGTGCGGATGGGTGAGAATGATCACCTGATCGCTGTCTGCGAGATCTGGGGCCTGACTGTTGAGCCGACCACAACCGCATTGCCCACACCAGATTTCTCAAGCTGGCTTGAACCATTGCCCGTCACCCAAGGCAACGCTACCTTCAGCCTGCATGGCCATTCCGGTGTGCTGACGTCGCTCGAGTTGCGCGATGCCTACAATGTCACTCACCGAGACAAGCCAGGTGCAAAAGGTATTCACCTGCGCGGCCGCAATCCGGCAGGTACTGTTCAAATTGACCTGCCGACCATCGGGACCAAGAACTTTCACCAGACCATCAAGAACCATGCAACTGGTGCACTCAGTCTGGCGGTGGGCACTGTGGCGGGCAACATCGTGACCCTGACTTGCCCGAAAACCCAGTTGATCAATCCAACCTTCCCGGAAACCGATGGAGTCATCCAGTTAAGCGCAGGCTTGAAGTTGCTGCCTGCCACGGCGGGCGGTGATGACGAGTTCGATATCGTTCTGACCTGATTCGGTTTCTGCATTCATTCCCTCGTTCAATGAAAGGATATTCGCATGGCGTTCAAACTGAGCAAGACCAACAACTTCAACACCAAGGTTGAAGTGGTAACTCCTACTGAATCCGGTGAGCAGAAGTGGAGCTTCACCGGTACGTTCCGGATCCTGCCTGCTGATGAGGATCTGGCAGGCAAAGACTATGTTGATGCCATTTTTGTGGGTGCACAGGGTGTGCCTGTTGAAGATGGTATCTCTGAGGCGGATCTGCTGAATCTGCTGAAAAAGCGTCCCGACACCCGCAATGCGATTGTCTCCGCTTACAACAAGGCCGTTGTAAAAAAGAACCAAACCAGCAGCTTGTTCTGATCGGCCGCCACTGGGCCAAAGGCGGGTACAAAGATACCCGCCAGGCACCAGAGGAAGTTATTGCAGATCTGAAGTTTTTTGGGGCTGGTCTGGATGCGTTACCAGCGTGGCTGCTGGGCAAGGATGACAATGAGTTTGAAATCTTTTTATGCAATCACAAACCCTTTGAGCTGTGGTGCCGCCTCTCCACTCAGTGGCGCGTAGCCGGCTTTGGAGGGGAAATTGGGCTGGACTACAACGTGGCCTTCGCAGTGATGCAATGCATGAACCTGAGCAATGAAGAGCAGCTGCGGCTGCTGGATCAATTGCATCTGATTGAATCTGGCTATTTGTCTGCCCGTGATGAGCAGGCGCGAAAGAAACAAAAACCCTGGCAATCAAAACCGAGTCGTAAAGCATGAGCAAAACCTCAACTGAAGAGATCACGCTAGTCATCCTGGGTGATGGCACCGATGGTGTGCGCGCCATCAAAGCGACTCGTGAGGAAATCGAAAAGCTGGATGGCAGCCAAAAGAAGGGTGGCACCCAGGCGCGTAAATACGGCGAGGACCACAAGAAGGCTGAAAAGGATGTTGGTGGCTTTGCTGATACCGTCAAGAAAGGGGCGCTGGCAGTGGTTGCTGCCGGTACGGCCGCAGCTGGTGCAGTTGCCGCCATCTTCAAATCACGAGCGACAGCCGTTGAGGCGATCGTCAACACCACCCAGATGCTGGATGTCAGCACTCAGTCATTTATGGGGCAGGCTCATGCGGCATCGTTTCTGGGCATAGAGACTCAAAAGTACGGCGATATCCTGCGTGAAACCACCAAACGCGTTGCAGAGTTCCACACAAAAGGCTCTGGATCTGCAGCTGAGTTTTTCAAGGCAATGAATCTGGATGTTGCCGAGTTTGCTGCGCTGAAGCCGGATGAGCTGATGCGCCGAATTGGACACGAACTCAAGGATCTAAACCAGAACCAGCGGATCATGTTCCTGGACCAACTGGGTGGTGCTGAGGCGGTGTTGCTCGGCAACATTATCGGCGATCTTGATCGCCTGGAGCAGGAAGCTGTCGCCATCGGTGTCGCGCTCAGTGATGTTGATGCCCAGATCCTGGCTGATTCTGTCACAGCGATGACTCAGGTGGGCGCGGTGGCCACCGGTGCTGGTAATCAGATATCGGTTGCGCT